CATCACCCAAGAAATCTTCTTCAGGCTCTAAGTCTTTGATGACATCATCAATTGTATCAGTTTGTTTGTTGTCTTCTGTGCCTTCATCATCAGAGTTATCAAGGAAGGAGAGATCATTTGCGGGCTGAGAAAATAAACTCGGCTTTTTTTCTGTCTCTGGAAGCACAACGTTTTCTGCTCCCGGGGTTCCTAGAATTTCATCTAGGTTTAATTCTACCTGACTAACTTGCGTTACGTCATTAGTATTTTCAGTACTCATAGTTTGTTGGTTTTACAATATCAATATACACAAATTTACCAAAATAAACTTTTAAGATTTTAAAATCTCAAAAATTAAAGTTGATTATATAGCTAACACTATTCTTCTGCTGCTACATCAAAGCGATTTTTATTCTCTCTTGCTATCTGTAACTTGGTCATTGCTATATCTTTTTGCGTATTCAGTTTTTCTTTCTCTAGCTGTAATTTGTTAGTAGCATTAATGTTCTGGTTATTATCACGAGTCTCCTGAAGATCTGTGTTTCTTCTATATAACTCAGTGTTTTCTAACTTATCCATTGCATCAACATAATCACTTTGCTGGTTCTGATTAATATCTTGAGTAGATGCAAATCCTGCAGACTTAATCTGAGCTTGGATAATAGCAGCTTGTCTGTCTTTATCATTCTCACTAGCTTCAAACTCCATCTTCATCTTAGCCTCTTGTTGCTTAGCCTGAATTTGTTGTTCTTGCATTTGTTGCATTTGCTGCATCTCTGCTTGCTTCTGAGCTTGTTGTTTAGCTTCAGCTTTCTTCAAGATACTTGTAACTTCAGCAATAGATTCAGATCTAATGATATTACCTAAGTCATAGATAGTAGCATTAGTAGTATTATTCTGTACAGCTAATTGTTTGATCTGTTCTAATACAGCTCTATGATTAGCTTTAGTTGTGCAGTATACATTGAAGTCTCTTAGTAATAAGTCAGTACCATTAGTTTCAAATACAGCCTTATCTTCATTAGATGTGATGTACTGCAATCTAACTGATGGTTTAGTTGAGTGATAAAACTGAGACAGGTCTGTACGCATTCTGTGTACACGTGGCATCAAGTAATCACAGTGTTGGATAAAGTATACCTCAGTTTGAGCATAACTTGCATTAACTGATTGCTCAACTCCTGTTGCTGTCTCTTGACTTATTTGCTGACCTAGACGCTGTGGTGTAATACCCACAACTTCAAACGCCTGCATCTTAAAGTAGTTAGCTAACTGGATACGAGACATCAAACGGTTAGTCTGCTCAAGGTCCAGTTTCTGATAGTGCTGGAATGCAAGAGCATTTTCTGTATTAGTAATAGAAGTATCCAATGGTAACATCTGGAAGTTCTTCATTGCTACATACGCTTTGGCTAAGTTGTTCTTACCCCAGTCCTCACCTAGTGAGTGTTTAGGTAAAGCATTCTGATCCAACAAGATAACAGTTCCTAATTCATCTACAAGGATATCCGCAATCTGGTTGTTTACAATGTTGTACCCAATCTGAAATGGCTTCATTAAGTCTACAAGAGATGTAGATCTTGTATTACGGTCTGAGAATACAGAACCTTCTACTGGAAGCTTACATCCATATAAAGAGTTATCCCCTTTAAACTGGAACTTAATAGGCTTAATATTATTTTGATTTACACCAAGATATATAGGATTAATTCCACCGGGTGATTTAGTGCCCCAGAAAGACGGTTGATGAGGTCCGATTTTAACTCCACCCCAAACTTCATTAATCCATATCCAATCAATATGTTCACCAAAGATAAGATTATGCTTTGTTTTATTCTTGATAAGGTTTGTATCATAAATAGGTTTATCTAATACCTCATAATCTTCAGTAATAACATCTACAATAACATTACCTAAATCATCAATTTTTGTAAGGTGACCCACACGTCTCTGTGACTTCCAATAACAAGTAGTCACACGAAGTAAGTTAGTCATACCCATATCAAAGTAATCCTCAGACTCACTCATAATCCACTTTACAATATCACCACCAGAACTAGTGTTCTCCCACATAGATGTATACTGGCGATATCCAAGAGATGGTAACTCAGTGTTCCACTCATAAGACTTGGTACCATCATAATAAGTACCATCATTCTGGTAACCCTGGATAGGGTAACCTGCAGATCTTACAGGATAGATAAGCTCCAATGACTTTAACTGCTCCTCATTCATCAACCAGCCATAGCGGTCAATAACATCAGCAACAGTCATCATATCAAACTTACCTGCCCAACTAGCGTCTGCTATATAACGATTGTCCGGTGACTTATGATAAAATGTAAGTACCGGATTCCATAACTCTACATCATAGTCATCTTCCATCATACGGAAGTGCCAGAACTCACGGTCAGTAATAAGCATATCACGGAAAGCTCTTTCTTCAAGTTCTTCCATTTTAAAACGCTCAACATCATTTAAGTGTTGGTGTGTAGCCCATTGTTCTACTACTGACTTGTAGTCTTTAGTAAAGAAGTTCTCAATCTCAGGTAAAGTTTTTAACTTATCAGGACTTATTAATTCTTCATAAGCAGGATCATCAAACTCAAAACCCATTGTTGCAAGATTGCTCTTGATCTTAAGTTGAGCATCTCTTAATAGTAATTGTTCTACTTCTAGACGCTTAGCTTCCATTTGCTCATTGTAAGAAGCATCATCAACACCTTTATAAACTACCTTTGTTGCACGTTTTGCAAACTCTGCTACAAGCGTATTAATTACATTTGGGATAATAGGATAGAACTTAAGCTCTAATGCCGCAGTATCTTCTTTAGTTAAAGTCTCAATAAGATCAGCATACTCGTTATCTGTCTCAACAATATAGTCAGTCTTATCTATAATACCTTTTGCAAGCTTATAGTTCTTCATAAGTCTACGCGCATTTCTACGTACTTGCTTAAGACCTTCCCACTCTAACCAGTCAAGGTTCCAAGCTGTCCAATCATCATCTTTCTTTTTACGCGGTAAGAACTGAATAGGCTGGTTAAGAGTACCCATCTTGTTGTACTCTACTTTGGCACCAGCCTTCATTTGAAGTCCATTATATATCTGCATGCTTATCTAAAATTTTTAAAGGGTGATTTAGGAATCTTAAAATTCTTAAATGCAGAACCAGATCCGCCTATATGACGGAAAGGGCTCATATTTAATTTACTGAAATTCTTGCTGTTATCCAAGATTTTTGCGCCTCCAATTTCATCAAAGCGCTTTTTATAACCTCTATTTGCTTGTTGAACCTTTGCAAAAGCAACTAAAGCTGCAAATGCTACCAATCTATCCACGTTGACTCCATCTCTATATGCCATCATTTCTCTGAGCAACATCATGTCTGGAATACGCTCTACACCATAAGTAGTTTTTAAAACCTTACCATCATCTGTAACTTCCTGATCAAGTTCTTCTCTTAAGAACTCAATAGCATAACTCACCATGTGACTCTTAAATAGAGTACCGGTATTTCTCCAACCATATTCTTGGAACACGTTAGCATTAGCACCAAGATCTTTTAAGAATAAGATCTGTGATCTAGGTACAAGATACTTTTGTTTCTTCTTGTTAATCATGTGGTTAATAAACTGACTAATGTTATTCTCCACAATAGTCCAGGCATTATACCACTCTATAATAAGTTCTAATCTCTCGTGTGTTTTATTGATGTCATCAAAGCGACCACACCACGCAGCTACTATCTTGTCATTCTCTATGTAGGTTTCCATCTCATCTACATTTCTTCTAGTAACTTCAACTGCTGTTTTATATACATAGATTGAGCATAGAGATTCTGAGGTTGTGGTTTTACCCTCACCCACGGGATCGACAGATGCATAGTACATTCCAAATTCAGGATCTTTAACAGGTCTCTCCCAAACAACTAGACAACCTGTTTTATCCTCAGTATTTTTAGTAATAGGAAATTCAGATATTGGTTGTTTGTTAGACCCTGTAACTGATGGTGTACCATTTAGATCCCTATATATATCAAGATACTCATAGGCATATATCTTATCATCAATTCTTCTAGCCTGTGCATTTATTAAGTGGGATGGAAATACAGATACAGATCTAAAGTCAAAAGCCTCTTTAATATTTCTAGGGTGCTGAGATATACGGAGTTGGTACTCTTGGGGATCGAGATCTTTCTTCCACTCAGCAAATTGCTC